ATATTGTTGAAGAACTTTATCCAGAGTTATTACTTAAATACCATCCAGACAAAATAATTATTCTTTCTCATACAAATGTAGCCGCTGATCAAATTAAAGATGCAATTTTAGCATTACCTATAATGAAAGAAAGAGGTTTTACCAAAAAATCTATGAAGTATAAAATCTGTACTATTCATAGCTATTGTAAAAATAGATTATTACATAAAGACAAATTTGAATACGAAGACCATAAAAATTTAATCATACAAAATAGATTATTTGGTAGAGATTCTTCAACGGATGTTGATAAACACGCTCTATATAAATTTAGATCAGATGCTAAAGGACGAGGTAAGACTTATGATGAGTACTGGAGAGTATGTGATAAATATTCTTATAGACCTTATCGTATTGAATTAATTAAAGAGCTTCTTCCCATATATGAAAAATACAAAAAAGATAATAATAAATGTGATTACACAGATATGATTGAAGATTTTAATCATCCAGATGTTAGGGAACCTGATATTGATGCAGTCATTATAGATGAATGTCAAGATAGTAATTGTCCTCAGACAAAAGCTATTGAAAAAATGGCAACAAATGTAAAAGAAGGTCACTATTATTTAGTTGGAGACGCAGATCAAACATTATTTGAATATGCAGGCTCAGATGCAGACAAATATCACAAATTAGCTGCTCATCCTTATAAAGAATTAAAAGAAGGCTTACGATGTAGCGAAGCTATAAATAAAAAATGCAAAGAAATTATTATGCCTATATGGAACAAATGGAATTCCCATAGAGTATGGACACCGGCTAAGTATACAGAAAAACATAATATGGGTCATATAGGGGAAGTTATTAAAGGAAATGGCTATTATTTATCTAACTTAGAAGGTTCCAGCCATTTAGATATTTTATTAAATAAAATAAAAAACACTAATCAAACATTTTTATTTACATACAGAGGAACGCCAGGAGATATTCGTTGTAAAAAATTCTTTGATTCCCATGGATTAGAGTATGCTCATGTTAAAAATTCAGCTCATGTATCCAAAAAGGAATTAAGAGCTCATCATCTATGGCCCGACTTTATAAAAGGTATACCAATGAGCCGTACTCAGGTAAAACATTTCTGTGAGTACGCAGGAAGTACAGTTAAAGTCAAATTAAAAAAAGGAGCAGTATTAAATTTTGATGGGTGGGTTAATAAAGACTATACAATTGATGAATTAATACAAAAAAAAGTTTTTAAAGAGGATGCTAAACAGCATAGAGATTTTGATTTAGTTAGAAGACCTTCTGAAATTTCAAAAGAAAAATTACTTTATATTAAAAAAGTTTTAGCAAAAGGTTTTGATTTTGATAAAAAGATTCAAATTAAATATGGAAATATTCATGAAGTCAAGGGCCTAACATTTGATAATGTTATTGTAGACGAAACAATGACACGAAGAGAAGCTTGGTATACTCAATTAAGACTAGCGTACACAGCGTACAGTAGAGGAATCTTTGATTACTGGACTTTAGCAAAAAGCCCAGGAAAATATAAAACAACATTAGGGAGAAAAAATGAATGAGGTATATAAAAAACAAGTAGGGGGAGATCATTATCAATCGATGACGATTCAACCTTCAGAATTTATAAATAAAAATAATTTACCCTTTGCCGAAGGAAATGCGATTAAATATTTATGTCGTCATAAGCAAAAAGGGCAAAAACAAGATTTAGAGAAAGCAATTCATTATTGTCAAATGGCAATTGATCGTGATTATCCGGAGAAAAATAAATAATGTGTGCTGTTCCACAGTTAAGTGATTTAGATTTAAAAGGTATAGATACTGTTGCAGTTGACTTAGAAACCTATGATCCTAATTTAAAAACAAAAGGGTCTGGTGCAGTTAGAAAAGATGGTTTTGTTTGTGGCATAGCTATAGCTACAAAGAACCAAACTTTATATTTTCCTATTGCACATAACATGACAGATAATTTAAACACTAAAGAAACATGGAACTATTTGAACGAAAAAGTGTTTAAAAACAAGGGTTTACGTAAGGTTTTTCACAATGCCATGTACGACGTATGTTGGATTAGATCGGCAACTGGAGAGATGCCGCGAGGACCATTACTCGACACAATGATAGCAACTTCTGTAATTGATGAAACAAGAATGAGATATTCATTAGATTCTATTAGTAAAGATTATTTAAACGAAACTAAATATAAATACGATTTAGCAACTAAAGTTTTAGACTGGTCTAATGGAACAATAAAAGATCCAATGACTAACATGCACAAGCTCCCTTATCATTTAGTAAAAGATTACGCAGAACAAGATGTAAACTTAACTTTAAAACTGTGGGAATTATTTGACACAAAACATTTGGACGAAGTATTATATACTAAATACAACGAAGAAGGCAACCTCGTTGAAGAAAAAACTTGTAGAAAAATTTTTGAATTAGAAACAAAATTATTTCCTTGTTTGGTTGACATGAAATTCAAAGGAGTTAAAATAGATGTCGAAAAAGCTAAGATTTTTGGAAAATGGTTAGACAAACGTAGAGTTAATCTAATTAAATTAATAAAAGATCGAACAAGTGTCGATGTACAAATCTGGGCTGCTTCTTCTATTAAAAAATTATTAGATAACCAAGAAATTACAGATTATAAGAAAACACCCAAGTCTGGATTACCTCAACTTCCAAAAGATTATCTTAAGACTCACAAGAATCGTTTCTTACGTATGATTGTAATAGCAAGAGAGTGTGACAAAGTTAAAAATACATTTGTTGAAGGTCTATTAGGTTTCGTACATAATGGAAGAATCCATGCAGATATAAATCAAATTAGATCCGATCAAGGAGGAACGGTTACAGGCAGATTTTCAATGAGTAATCCAAACCTACAACAAATTCCTGCTAAAGGATACTATGGTAAACGAATGAGAGAATTATTTATTCCTGATGAAGGTTGTACGTGGGGGAGCTTTGACTATTCTCAACAGGAACCACGACTCGTTGTTCATTACGCATTAAAAACTTATATAGATTCCAACGAAACAGAAATCCCATTAAATTTAATAGAAAGTTTAAAAACAATTGAAGAGGCTTATAAAGAAAAAGACGTGGACTTTCACCAAACTGTAGCAGACATGGCTAACATACCACGGATCACGGCCAAGACTATTAACTTAGGGCTTTTCTATGGTATGGGAAAAATGAAATTACAAAAAGAATTAGAGTTAGACAGAGAAGCAGCTACTAAATTATTTAATACTTACCATGCTAAAGCACCTTTTGTAAGACGACTATCTCAAGACTTAATTCAATTTGCAGAAGAGCATAAACTATTATTCACCTTAGAAGATAGGTTTTGTAGATTTAATAAATGGGAGACACGAGATAGAGAATGGAATAATACAACTAATAGATATGACCCCGTACCTATACTCACGAAAGAAGGAGCAAAAAAAGAATTTAAAGCAGCCGTAGTTGACACATATAAAGACGGTAAAATACCTAAAGATTATATGAAGAACTTTGATAAACATTACAAACCTGCATTTACCTACAAAGCTTTAAATAGACTAATCCAAGGGAGTGCGGCTGATATGACTAAAAAAGCAATGGTAAATTTATATGAAAAGGGAATTTTGCCTCAGATACAGATACACGATGAGTTGTGTCTTTCCATAAAAAATGATAAAGAGGCTGCAATTGTAAAGAAAACAATGGAAACCGCTATTCTTCTTAAAGTTAAAAATAAAGTTAACTATAAAAAAGGGGAAAATTGGGGTACAATAAAAAAATAGGAGGACACTATGGAAAAAGTAAAACAAGAAGTTAAAAGAATATGGAACTTAGCAATAAATAATAAAAAAACTACAGTTATAGTTATAGTTGCTATTATCATACTTTACGAACTAGCTACAAAATAAGTCATGTTAAATGGCTTACCTGAATGTAAACACACCTGCAACCTACGCGCAGATCAGGAGAGAATATCTTCATGATCTTAAAACTCATCATGGCGAAGTTGAAGATTGTATTATCTTCGGGCTGGCTTCGATTACTGGTCGTCCGATTTTGTTCCACGCAATTATGGAACAAGGTGCGGTCTTC